CATATACTGCTTCTGGATTTGTAGGATCAATTAATGCTACCTGCTGCAACTGTGCAGAAGGCAATCCTGTGTGACCAAGTTCCATATTCATCATCTTTGCTACATCTTCTGGATTGTAACCAACCTGTACAAGAGCAGCAACGATTTCAGCCTTTAATTTATCTCCAACAAGAGGTGCTTGAGATGCATCAATATTCTGCAATGGCAGTCTGTATTGATCTCCAGCCTCTCCAAGTGGTGATAGATCTTCAAATGAACGAACATCATTTAGAGATAGGAAGCCTTCTCTTAGGCCCTTTGTGTATGCATCAAAGCGTTCTAATGTAGTACCACGCAATAATGCATCTAAATTAAACTTAATAAATCCGTCTTCTTCAGGAAGCAGAGGGCTTAGAGCCTGCTCAATTCTTTCTAAAAGTGGACGAAGTGAATGTTGTACAAATGATAGGTTCTGTGCTTCAACAGAGGCATAGGACATAGCACCTGATGCAGGATGACCTAATAGGCTTAGCGGAACACGGAAAATTCTGGCAATGTCTTCCACATTGAATTTTCTGGCTTCTATTAATTGGGCGTCTTCAGCGTTTAGTGTTAAAGGCTTAAATGCTGCTCCACCAGATAGAATACCAACTGATCCTGACATATATGGACCACCATGATTCTGCTTCCATCCTGTAGCAATATCATTTGCTTGATCCTGTGTTAATTCGCCTGGTACTTCAATAACACCACCAGGATTTGAAGCATTTCCAAAATATGAAGATGCATATGTATCAGAAGCCATAGCGATACCTACAGACATACGGCAGGCACCAATAGGTGATAGTCCATAATGAGATCCTGGGAACTTCATCATAGGAATATGTACAATTTCCTTATTTGTCAAAACACGAGTAAAGTTATTTAATTCATCTCTTAGTTTATATACTAATGGTTCTCCTGGGAATGGTCTTTCTATTTTAACATCATTAGGATTAAGGACATATAATTCTACTACCTCGCCCATGTCATCTCTTACAGTTAGGATATAAGCATTTCCATGTAGATGTAGGGATGTGATTATTTGCTCAATAAATTCTAATCTTGTTGCTTCTGGATTTGGCTTATTTACCCACTCAGGAGTACTTCCATAAATAGCAGAATAAGAAATACGATTACGGCCTCTGCGTACATAAGCACCCATGGGTAGAGATGAAACGGTGTCTCCAAGTAGTCTTACACATGAATAAACAGTAGATACACGAATAGCAGAATCTTGATCTACATAAACGCCTGCATTAGCAACGCCATAAAGTGGGCGTGGTGGAATGAGCGGTTCAATGTATTGGTTGTTCCCAACTCTTTGTTCACCAGATGCCTTTAATCTTTTAGATAGACTCATTTAACCTATTCTCCTTACCATGTGGATATTCCTACTCTCTTCCATGTGTTTGTGGCAACGCAGACATAAATATAATCTGAATCCCATGTAATTTGTCCAGTAGTACCAGGATCAGTTGCAAGTGTTGGAACATATGGCTGGGCTAACTCAAATCTTCCATTTATTCTAACTAATCCAGCAAGACCACCAGCAGGATCAAATTCACCCTTGATTAATGGAGTTGTTGTAGATGTATTAGATATATAAAGTCTATTTGAATTTGTTTCATTTAGACCCGCTTGATATCCAATAAATACATTACCTGATTGAGCAGTTCCATTTTGTCCTGCTTGATATCCAAGGAACACATTTTGAGATCCAACATAATTTAATCTACCAGCAAATCTACCTACAGCAGTATTGTACTGTGATACATTTACGCTTGCTACAGGAACGCTAAATCCTGAGCCAGTCAATAGACCAGCAGGTGCTGATGGAGCATATATACCAAGAATTGTAGTACTTCTAACTCCAAGACCTGAAACAATTGCTAATGATACTACTGAACCACCAACAACATCTATATTTGCTGTAATACCACCAGTAATATAATAATTGTGATTAGTTGGTACTAAAACAACATTTGTATAAGATCCATTAGTATATCCGCTACCGCCAGTAATTGCACCTAATGTAGCAATTGAGTCTGTATTATATTGAAGCGCACCCTGACCAATACCAGTATTTCCTTGTCCAGAATATACTCCTTGTAATGAAACACCGCCCATAGCAGTATTTCCAAGACCAGAGAAGCAGTTAATCATGGCGGTATTACCATTAGCAGTATTACCACTACCGCTTACATTTTCACGCAATGCAAGGTAACCCATAGAGTTATTAGCATTACCAGAAGTATTGTACTCTAATGTGTAGTTACCTACAGAAATATTTTGACTACCGCTTGTTGCATTTGCTAATGATTGTGTTCCAAGAGCGGTATTTTCAAGTCCAACTGAATTTCTTAATGCTCTATAGCCAATAGCAATTTGGTTATTTGAAGTTGTTGCATTTTGAAGTGCTTCATCTCCAATAGCGATATTTACATTGCCAGTAGTATTAGATCTTAAAGTATTATTTCCAATTCCAACATTAGAACTACCAGTTGTATTAAATAGTAGAGAAGCATTTCCAATACCAACATTATTATTACCGCCAGCATTAGCATCTAAAGCATTTGCACCAAGAGCAAAGTTGCCACTACCACCTGTAGCATATCTCATCGCTTGTGGTCCAATAGCGGTATTATTGCTTCCACCAGTCATCGTTTCAAGAGCATTATTACCAACTGCTGTATTAGATCCACCATTTATATTGTTTGCTAATGCGGAAATACCAACACCAAGATTTGCGCTACCAGTAGTGTTATCTTCTAATGCTGCATTTCCTATAGCAACATTAAATTGACCTGTAGTAGTTTTATTTAATGCATTATCTCCAACGGCAACATTGTAACTACCTGTTGCAAGTTGTAAAGAATCATGACCAATTGCTACATTTTGAGCACCAGACTGATTGCTCTCCATTGCCCTAAAGCCAATAGCAACATTTCTAAAGCCTGTTATATTTTGTCCAAGCGAATTATTACCAATTGCAAGATTTATATTATTTATATTATTTGAAAGTGCAGAATTTCCAATTGCAAGAATATTGCTTGATGTTGTATTATTAACTGCTGCATTAGCACCAATTGCAATATTACCGCTACCAGTAGTATTGTAATATAAAGCATTATTTCCTAATGCAAAATTATTGCCACCTGTTGTATTTTGATTTAATGAACCACCGCCAACTGCAGTATTTCCATTACCAGAAATGTTTGCATCTAATGCTCCAGCACCAATAGCGACATTGTTACTTCCATCAATATTAGATTCTAATGCACTTCTACCAATAGCGACATTGTTAAGACCTATAGTATTCTGTCTTAATGCTTGAGTACCAATAGCAACAAGTTGTTGTCCAGTAGTATTTAAATTAAGTGCACCTTGACCAATAGCAACATTATAAGATCCTGTTAAATTGCTTTGTAATGCCTGTGCACCAATAGCAAGATTTTCTTGTCCAGTTGTATTTGTCTGTAATGCATTATTACCAACTGCTAAGTTATTTTGTCCAGATGTATTATTTTCTAATGCATAATTTCCTAATGCAAAATTTTGTGAACCTGTATTTGCTTGTAATGTTCTATAACCAATACCAACAATATCACTTTGAGTATTTAAATTAAGTGCTTGTACACCTATTGCTATGGCTCTATCTATTGCTGTACCGCCAGATGGGAAGCCTGACATGGCTCCAACGCCAATAACTGTATTAAATGAACCAGTTTGATTGGCACCACCAGCAAATGTACCAGCGTACATATTTTCATTACCAGTAGTATTATCTCTACCAGCCTCTGAACCTAATCCAAAGTTATTTTGTCCAGTAGTTGTATATTTTAATGCACGATTACCAATAGCGGTATTTTGTTGACCTGATGTTGTGCTTGCTAATGTCTCAACATTTCCAATTGCAATACTTCCAAATAGGTTTTGAGTAGCACCCTTACCAATATAAATTGATCCAAATGTGCTTGCACCTTCTATATTTATTGCTGATTGAATAGTAGGAGTTCCATTATTTAGTACAAATATATCTCCAGTTCCTGTTTTATTTGCAGCATTAATAGAAGATGTTCCTGATGTAGATAGAATTGGACCAGCAACTAAATCACTACCGCCAGGTCCTGTCGCACCTGTAACTCCAGTAGCACCAGTCGCTCCAGTCGCACCTGTTTCACCAGTAGGACCAGTTAATCCTTGAATACCAGTTGCACCTGTTGCTCCAACAGGCCCAGTAGCACCAGAAGGTCCAGTTGATCCAGCAGGCCCTGTAGATCCTGTAGGCCCAGTAGCACCAGTAGCGCCAGTAGGACCAGAAGGACCTACAAAGCCAGGAGAAACGACTTCAACCTCATTGGTTATTCTATTAACAACAACTTTATTACCTGTCATTGATAGTCACCTTCTCCTTGGTTATTTTCTGAAATTGGAATATTAAAAAACGCATAAGCATCATCTATTGTATTAAACCAATACCATCCATCTACAGGATAATCATAGTCATCTTTAGATTCCGCTCTTAATTCAAAGTTTTTATTAAGAACAAAGTTTGGTCCATAACTAAGGATTTCACTCTCATATTTATAAAATCCTGAACTCATCCTGTTACCGTCCATCCTTTTGCTGTTGCTATTGCTGGATTATCTGAAGTTGTTCCTGGATTTCCAGTTACTGTAATTATTACATCAGATGTAACTGTTGCAGTACCGCCTGAAACATAGGCTCCAGTTGCTGCATTTGTAATTGTAAAAGTTCCAGCCCCTGTATTTACTGATGCTACAGTACCAGATATATTATACGCTACTGGATTAACTCCTGTTATTGTTACTGAACGACCAGCAACAAATGGTGAAATATTTGCTGTTCCTACAGTAACTGTTACAGTTGTTCCATTACCACTAACATTTGTAATGGCTGGATTAAGTGTGGCAAGTGATGTATACATTTCATCAAGTTGTGTTGCACCCATTGAACAGTTTTGAAAACTTTGTGTCCATTTATTTCCAGTAATTTTTGCACGAGTGAGTTGACCAGCAGATGTAGCAGAAGTACTTCCTAATCCTAAAAGATTATTTGCTACTGATGTTATTCCGCTTAAATTAAGTTCTGTTATTTCTCTTAGCAATGCGCCACTTGATCCAGATGCAGTAAACATGTTTGCTACAGTTGTAACATTAGCAGTATTTAATGCAGGTAAAAATACTAAACCGCTTGTAAATCTAAACATACCATCCATCGTTGTAACTGATGCTGTATTAAATGCTGGAATAGTTTCTAAGTTATTTACTTGGTAAAGCATATTTGACATATTTGTTACAGATGCTGTATTAAATAATGGAATAGATTTTAAACCGTAACTTAAAAAAAACATATTTCCCATAGTTGTTACAGATGCTGTATTAAATAATGGAACAGATTCTAAAGCAGGACAATTGCTAAACATACTTGACATATTTGTTACTGATGCAGTATTAAATAATGGAACTGTTTTTAAAGAAGAACAATTATCAAACATTGCTGACATACTTGTTGCTGATGCAGTATTATAAAAAGGTACAAATTTTAAAAGACGACATGTTTGAAACATGCTGTTCATAGTTGTTACTGAAGCAGTATTAAAAAATGGAGCAACTTGTAAATTTCTACAATTTGAAAACATGCTTGATGTAGATGTTAGGGTTGCAGATGTATTAAAAACAACATCTTGTAAATAATAACAGCCACTAAAAAGGCTGGATGCAGAAGTAATATTTGATGAAATAATTTGAATTTGTTGAGCGTAAGATGGATTGACTGTAGTGGATCCATTACCGCTAAGAGTTATACTTGTAGCATTTGGAGCAGCAATAGAAAGACTTAGCCATGGACTTGGATAAAGATTTGATGCAGTAAGTGCAGAATGTCTACGATTTGTCTGTACATTTGAAAATGTCCTACCTGATATTTTTGGAGTAATTGTAACAATAGCCTGACGATATCCTTCAGATGTTACAGTTCCTGATGATATTGATGACCAAGTATAGTTCTTTTCTGCTGTAGTACCACTATTGTGATCACTTGTTGTACCGTCGCCCCAGTCAACTGTGTACTGACTTCCATCTGTAGTAGTCATATTAACAGCAAAATAATTAGAATCCTGATCAAATACAGCAATAGTTCCAATTACCTTTTGCTCAGATGCTGTTGGGACCGTATAAGTAAGCCAATCAGAAGGTGCTACCCAACCAAGACTATTTTCAGTCGTAATTGGCTTGCCTCTATCAAGTCCTATTGGAGCATTACTTGTACGAAGTACAGTCATTATGCAATTTCACTTCCGAATGCCTGAAATGCAAAAGATGTATTGGATGCACGAACAGTAATAACATCTGAAGCATTTATTGTAATACCCAAAGTAAATGTAATTGAATCATTTGCATTTAAGGTTGCATCATAAACAACATAATGTTGGTTAGCAATGGATGCTCCATCTGGTCTAATTGCTATTCTAAATGTTCCAGTTGTACCTAAATTAGCAACAGTTATTGTTGACACTACCGCCTCAGTTGCTGCTGGAACTGTGTACAGAGTTGTATCTGTTGTTGCTGCTGGATTGGATTGACCCAATACTTTATATGATGTAGCCATTTATGCTCCTATTAACATTAGTAAAGAAAAGTCTCCGCCACCAGGTCCAGTAGCGCCAGTGGCGCCTGTAGCACCTGTAGCACCTGTAGGTCCTGTTGCACCTGTTGTGCCAATACCTGTAGGACCAGTGTCTCCAGTAGGACCAGTAGA